CACAGACGATTACATTATGGCCAAATGTATTTCAAATGAAGTTCGTAAGCGTGTGAAAGTTCGTAATTCCGCTATGCCTTTTATTGGGGAGTAATGAAAATTATTGTCGTTGATTATCAGTAAGTTACAAGTTTAGTGTAAAAACATTATTAAAATAATTTGCATAATTGAAAATAAACCGCTTACTTTGTAGCATAATATTAAACAGAAAATAAAATGAGAAAGGTAACAGTAAACACAACGATCAAAACTTTAGGTGCTTGGATAGTCGGAAATTTCAACACATACCTAACATTAGTAGCAAATGTACCATTGAATGTATTTTATGATTTCTGCGATGCTCGAAACTTTAGGTTTAAGCAACATTGTGCAATTGATGTCATAAGCATTCAACTTTTCCATAAACTAGCACCCAAAAATAGCATATGGACTACTAATGCAAGACAATTAGATTCTGTTGATCTAGAATTCCAACTTGAAGGCTATTACTACACAGGTAAGACAATAGAAGGCTTAGACGCTTACCAATACAACGACTGTAACGATTTTATGTATGTTGACACTAAACGTTGCATGCTTTACGACACTAACAAAAACGCAGTAGGTTATTATGAAGTTAAGGTCAACCTATTTGCACACTCAATTATTTATTAGCGTTGCGGCTGATAAATAATATTATAGGTTCAAATAACCTTGACCGCCCCGAAAATGTCCGCAACCATTGGAGGGGCTTTTTTAATTTATGAACAAATTAGAAGTCTTCAAGTTTGAAGGAGACAAAGAAATTAGAACTCAGGTTGATGCCAATGGCAACCCTTTGTTTTGTGTGAAAGATGTTTGTACAGGACTATTTATAGTCAATTCTAGACAAGCTTCAACAGTTTTAAAGGATAATGAAAGGGTGTCCGTACAATGGACTACCTCAGGAGGTTTACAAAAACTCACTTTTACAACTGAATCAGGACTATATAAACTGATTATGCAAAGTAAGAAAGAAGAGGCACAAAAATTCAAAGATTGGATTTGTGAGACAGTCTTACCCTCAATCAGAAAAACAGGTTCTTACTCCATGATACCTGCAAAGCCTGATTATGTTTTACCTAACAACTTCAAAGAAGCTTTGCTTATGCTAATCGAAGCAGAGGACGTAAAAGAGGCTTTAACCAATGAGATTAAACTTTTACAACCTAAGGCAGATTTCTACGATGCAGTAATTCCGATAGAATCCAGTATTGATGTTGGAGCAGCTGCAAAAGTGCTTAATTGCGGAATGGGTAGAAACAAGTTGTTTGAATTCTTGAGGGACAGAAGACTGTTGCAGGACGATAACGAACCATACCAAAAGTATGTTAATCAAGGCCTGTTTGAAGTGGAGCTTATACCTGTAATGATAAACGGTATAAAAGATGTAAAAACTAAGACACTTGTAACGCCTAAAGGCTTGGAGTACATAAACAAGCTTATAAAAGCAGCTTAACAATGGTGTAACCTGACGTTACACCATCCACAAACCCAATCACCTTAAACAAGTGGTTGGGTTTTTCTTTAACATAATTTTCCAATTTTCAAATAATTTTATTAACTTTGTAGTCAAAACAAGGTAAAGATGAAATTATTCGGCTTAAATATAACTTGGGGCAGCACCAAACCCGCCTCATCACTAAACGAGCAAGCAGTAAGGCAGGAATTAGACACATTCAGACCTAACACAGAGGCACACAACCAATACGTAAAGGAGGAACAAATCGCATTACCTGTCAATGGTGGGCGTGAGACGATTCCTGAAGGTTTCGGAGACATACACTCACTGTTTGAAGACATGGCAGTCGCAACTCCTGACTTCGAATTAAAGCTAATCACAGTATTGCAGCATTTAGCTAAGTACAACGCAGACCTTTCCTATGCTTTAGACAACATAGTCCAACTCGGAAACACTCCTTACACTATTTCCTTTGACGAATCAGTCAGCGAAACGACAGCAAAGGAGATTAAGAAGTACTTAGAGACAAGAAAAAAGGATTGGTACGCTTACTCAGGAGGCATTAACTCATTGATTAATGACTTACTTGTACAAGCTTGTATCGGAGGGGCTATTTCTGCGGAAATGGTGCCTGAATTAGACTTAAGCCGCATTAAAAAGGTGGTTTTAGTCAACATACCTACGATTCGCTTCACCTACGACAAAGTAACCGACAATTACACCCCAAACCAGCAAACAAGTGTACTAGGTATCAATAACGGACTCAAACCACTCAATACTATTACTTACAAATACATAGCAATGAGACGCTTTACAGAGTCGCCCTATGCTATACCTCCGTTTCTATCAGCATTGGACAGCTTGGCAATTGAAAAGGACATGATGATCAACTTTAAGCACATAACTAAGCAGTTAGGTGTGTTTGGGTTCCTTCAAGTGTTAATGAAAGCACCTGCAAAACGTACCATTGGCACCGTTGACAACCCTAACCCTGAGAGTGATGTTGAATATCAAGCTAGATGTAGACAATTCCTAAGAGACCAAGTCCCTGAAATGGTGAAGGCGTTAAATTCGGGTTACGTGATGGGCTTTCAAGACACCCACGAGTTCGACATGAAAGGTAATTTAAGCAATCCTGAGGGTGCGATTAAGCTATTCAACATGAATACGGAGCACAAAATGGCAGGGTTGAAACAAGACCCTTTAATGCTTGGTCGTAACTTCTCCACCACTGAAACGATAGGCAGGGTAATTTTAACCAAGCTATCAGCTCAAGTTGCCAACTATCAGGCTACAATTGCGGCTTTCCTAGAGGATTTGTTTTTGTTGGACATCAATTTGCAGGGATTCAAAGTGAATAGTGTAATTGTAGAATTCGCTAAGCCAATGCTAAACGACCAGCTTAAGGAAGAACAAGCCTACGCTGCTAAGATAGCGAATGCAGACGCTTTATATGCAAGTGGTGTAATCACCCAAACACAAAAGGCGCAAATGTTAGGATTCGACACACCCGCAGAAGAAGCACCTGTTTCAATGCCTGACGGTTCACCCTTCCCTGACGTAGCGACAGACACCACACGAACCGACCCAGCCAACACAACGAGTAATTCACTCATCACCAGCGAAGATTTAGAGGCGGTTGAATTCGAAATCAGTGCAAATACTCCAGTGTTAGACTATGGGTTAGAGTGTACCTGTAACGACTGCAAAACACTAAGCTATAAGTTTGATTTCAACGATCCAAAGGTTCAAAAGTTCTTTGATAAATACAGAAAAGACACAAACGAGAACTACTCCAAAGCCATAGACAAACAAGTAACTAAAATTGCTAAGGAGCTTGTAAAACTCAACAAAGGAGCGACGGAGCAAGAAGTAACGGACGCTATTTTCTTTCACCTTTACAAAGATTGGAAAGCGGTATTCTCAGCACCACAAAGAACCATTATAACGAAGTGGGTAAGCTTAAGCTACAAGTCGTTTAGATTAGACAAATCAATCTTAGCGGGTTACACAGGCACAGTACCTGAAACAACGTTTAACTTTACAGACTTACGCACTATTGAGTACTTCAAGAATTCAGACGATTTGTATTTAGGTAAGTTCGTAACCGACCCTGACACACGCAAACGCATGACAGCATGGATTAAAGACAACTATGTAGAGGGTAATATACCGTTAGGAGGCGACAAAGAAAGCGTAAAAGACTTCAAAGCGAACTTTGGCAACTTATTACTTGGGGAAGAGTGGAAAATAGATAGAATAATTGCAACGACCACAAACAAGCTTAGGAATTACGCTGCAATTGGCAGTATGACAGAGGCAGAAGTAGAGACCTACATAATCAGAGGTGTTAACGATAGGTTACAGTGTGCTTGGTGCAAAGAGATGCAAGGAAAGAAGTTTTCAGTAAGCAAAGCACAGTCTCAAGTCGATGAGTTTGTAAAGTCAGATCCTACACAGTTGCCTTTGAATTCAAGTTTCATTAATTCAGTGTTTAAGGGTGAAGAAGGAATAAAGAAACTAAAGGAGACAAGCTCAGAAGAGTTGCAAAGTTTAGGTGTGGCAATTCCAGTCTTCCACGCTTTTTGCAGGGACGTTGTAGTCGCTGATTTATAGGCAAAAAAAAAATACTCTGAGTGTGAATTCAGAGTATTTTTTTTTATTTTGATTTGAACAATCTGTAAAGATTATAACCTGTAAAAGACAATCCTAGTATCATACCTATTACATATACTTCTATACTCATACTATTTCTTGTTAATAATGATTATACACGCCCCTACATTTGTTCCGCTCTCTTTGAAAGTACCGCCTTCAACGTGCAGCACCTCAGCACCAACAGCATCCAACCACTCCTCAAATATCAAGTACCTTTGTGCTTTGTCGTCACTGTCTCCATTAGTGTAAAACTTCTCAGTTGCTAAGCTTACGAGTCTACCGCCTTTCTTGAGACACTTAAACATGTGCTGAATGTGTTTAATGTCCTGATCCTTAGCGAATGGAGGGTTTGCGATTATCTTATCATACTTCTTATCGCAAGTGAGAAAGTCTTCACCCACTAAGTTATATTTTAAGTCTTTCTTAGCCAACATTACACGGTTAACGTCCATTAGCTCGTAACAGTCAGGAGTAACATTTGGAACTACTTTATTGATGTGTTCAATAATTGCGCCTTGCCCTGCGCTTGGTTCTAATACTGAATCATGGTTTTTCAAGTCAGCATAATACACCAATTCATGTGCAAGTTCCGAAGGAGTAGCAAAGAATTGATACTCTTTTTTCAAATTACGCTTTCCACCGTTGGAGATGGTATCTAATAAGTCGGTAGGGTCTAAGACAAATACAAACCCTTGCACTTTGCCACCTTTCCACTTTCCGCCAATGAGTTCTAAACTCTTAGCGACTTCTTGATAAAGCTTTCTATCAAGTTGAACGTTTGGCAGCTTAACCACCAAACCCTCAATTGTGCAAGCCTGTAAAACTTGTTCTTTAGTTTCCATTGGTTACTTTTACTTATTTCTTTTTTCCTAATTTTTCAGCCTTAGCCTCTTTGTACCGATTAAAAGCGTCTAATTTAAGGTTTTTAAATATATCGGACTCTAGACATTCTTTAAGTTTACTTTCCAAGCTGGGGCTAACACTGATAATGTTTAAAACGAGTGTTTGTAACATCTCTGTAAAAGCCTCGATAGCAGGGTCGTTATCTTTGTTCCCTAACTCTCTCTCAAAAGCCATAGCTTGTAAAAATTCCGTAATTTGCTCATACCCTATAACTGTAAAGCTAACAGTTTGTTCTGACTCATTTAGAAACATTGCAAAAGCTTTATGTTCTACTTCATTTTTCTTCTTTGCCATAACTTATTTAATGTAACGGTGGTGAATGATTTTAGTCATTGCCTGACCTAAATAGTCATAGTTAATTGTTTGAGTGTAATTCACTCTGCCACGTGTACGCTTCCTGTTATTGCTAACTGTTTTGTAGCTTAACGGTTTCTTTGGAGCTTCTTCTGTGTCCATTGCTTGGTTTTGATTCATTGTGTTTAATGACATAACGTATAATTTTTAATACGCTACAAAGGTAAATGAAAGTTTTTAATTAACAAAAATTTTTTAGTTATTTGCATACAAAAAATATGTAACTAATTGACACTAAGCAATAAAAATTTTGTTTTTCCTAATTAAATTTAGTATATTTGCAAAAATTAATTATGAAGGCTTCAAAAACATCTATATTCAGCTTCAATAAAACGACAGACACCGCCAAGCTAGAACTCGGAAACGTAGGGGTAGCCTTGCCGCTTTCTGAATTGCCAAGTGATGCGGAAAGCTTCGGTTGGTTTGGACAGTCTAACAATGCGAATGTTTATCAAGATATAAAGGCTAAGGACTTAATCCCTAAACCTGAGGACTTTGTAAAAGTACCGTTTCGTTTAATCTCTGCAACAGTTGTAGGTGCTAACAGTTGGAAAGTTACGGACTTCTCCAATGAAGAGGTATTAAAGGCGTCTATGTCTAAGCTAGTTGGTAAACCAGTTTACCCTAACCATGACAGCGACGACGTTTTCAATTATGTTGGAATCATTGAGTCTGTAAGGTGGTCAGAGGCGAGAATACAAGACGGTCAAATCATACCCGCAGGAATAGACGGTGTTATCATGATTGACGGTAAGACAAGCCCTAAAATCGCAAGAGGTGTATTGATGGGTGCAATTACTTCTAACTCGGTAACAGTGGGTTTTGATTGGGAGCCTTCGCACTACTTCGAATCACCAAACGAGTTTTATAATAAGATTGGAACGATTCACACCGATGGTAAAATGGTAAGACGTATTGTGACGTCTATTTCTGATTACTACGAAACTAGTTTAGTGTGGTTAGGAGCGGATCCATTCGCAAAAAAGATAGACAAAGACGGTAAATTGGTAAACATTGACACAAGCAACGTTTATACACCGTTTAGTAAAGAAGATGTAGAGGTTAAAGGCTATGAAGCAGATAAAAGTTATAAAATTTCTTTTGCAAGTGATAATAAATTCTTATCTTTGCTTCACAAATCAACTTTATCCACCAACACAGGAAATAAAAATGTAGATATGAAGGATTTTTTAAAATTACTACAAACTATTGGCATTGAAGAGGCACAAGTAAGGCTATCTTTAGGCATTGCAGAAGGTGTAGAGATTACAGCAGACCGCGTCAAGTCATTTATGACTGTTAAACCCGCTGAGCAAGTCGTTACTACGGTAATTCCTGCAACTCTCTTGTCCAACGAATCAGCAGTTAAGGCTTTAGGCGGTACAATCACAGAAGCTTCTGATTTCTCGAAGGTGTCAGTTCTTACGATTGACGAATTCAACGCTTTGAACACTAAGATTACAGCACTTGAAAAGGAGGCTGCAATTGGTAAGGAGCACATCACAGCGAAACGTACTGAAATCAAGCGTTTGTATGCGGTTACAGTTGGACAGCCTGACGAATCAGTATTAAAGCTGATTGACAACGCAGAAACGGACGCTTTGGATGGCTTACTTAAGCAGTACACCAAAGGGGCGACACAGAAATTCGAAGGAACATGTAAGAAATGCGGAAGTAATGAGTTTACTTTCCAATCAAGCCTTACAGATGACACTACACCAGTTTCAAATGTTTCTAAAGTAGCTACTTTTGATGACATTGTGGAAAAGAGGAAGAAAACAACAGTAAGCATTTACAAGGATTAATCTACACACAACTTAGATAAATAATAAATTTATGGGATTATCAACAATAGGGGACGAAACCCTCTTAAAAATCGTAAAAGAGGAATCATACGCCATCGCACACTCATTTATTTGCACAGCTGCGGTTATCAATGGTGTTATGGTCAAACTAAACACAGACGGGACAGTGTCTCCCTGTGCTGCGGTAACTGACAAGCCTATTGGCTTTGTTGCAGTAGGATGCAAAGCAGCTAACAAAAGAATTACAGTAGTAACAGCTTTCCAAGCTATCGTTTATGCAGAATCAGACGCAGGCTCAACTTGTGGTGCGGAATTGGCACAAAGTGGCATTAATACAGCCGTTACGAACGCTAAAATGAAAACAGCAGTAAGTACTAACTACGTTTCAGCAGTAGCTTTGGAAACAGCAACTACAGGTAACCTTATGCAAGTAGGTATCCTTAGACACCCTTACTTGAAGCCTTAATTTAACTTAACTTTATATATTATATACAGTGAATACATTCGAATCAAGAACAGCAGAAGTGTTACAGGCATCGCAAGAACTTGCAGCATTAGAAAATAAAAGAAGTGAAACAGCTTTAGCCCTTAAGGCTAAAGTTAAGAGTAACATCTTAACTGACATGAGACAGGCAGTGCAACAAATGGAGGCAATGCGTAAAGGGAATGAAAGCAGATCACCAGTTGACATCACGTTGGCTGAATACGTGACTGATAGATGGAACTTTTCAGGCGATAATCAAACGGCTTTGGATAACTTCTATAAGGCGTTAGACATTGACCCAAGCAGACACTCTATTCATTCATTGATGACAACAGGAGAAATTCCTGATGGCTATCGTTTCTTAATGCCTGAGGTTATCAGAGAAGCTATCAGACAAGGTTTGAGAAAACCGTCTGTTTATTCTCAGTTAATCGCTAGCGAAGAAACAGTAGGTTCAATGCAGGTTGCTATGCCTCACATTAATTTGTCAGCAGGCAAAATGTCGAAGTTGGGAGAGGCTGAAACTATCCCAACAGGTAACATCTCTTTTGGTCAAAAGTACGTTAAGTTGCAAAAAATTGGTACAGGCTTAAAACTTACTGACGAAGTAGTTCAATTTGTTGCCTTAAACTTGTTAAGCTTATACTTACAAGACGTTGGGGTTCACATGAATAACGCACTTGACACATTGGCAGTTGATACCCTTATCAATGGTGACCAATCAGACGGCAGCGAATCGGCTCCAGTGGTTGGTGTTGCAACAGCGAATACTTTAGTGTACCGTGACTTAATGCAAGTGTTAATTAGAATGAACCGTTTAGGTCGTTCTCCTCAAGCTATGTTATCAGATGAGTTGATGTTTATGGACATCTATAACTTGGATGAGTTCAAAGCAATTGGAGCACGTGAGCCATTAGACACAAGATTGAACGGTGTTACGCCAATGCCTAAGTCATTGAATTTCTTGATTCATGGGGCTATGCCTGACACTAATCAAGTTATGTTTATTGATACTACTTCTGCTTTAATTAAGTTAAACGCTCAAGCGTTAACTGTTGAAACAGACAGAATCGCAGAAAGACAGTTAACAGGTACTTACATCACTCAAACAACAGGCTTTGCCTCAATGTTCCGTGATGCTAGAGTAATTCTTGACAAATCATTGGCTTTCTCAGGCAATGGATTCCCAGCTTGGATGAACGTAAGCGCATTTGAAAACTCTTTATTTAGAAACTAATCATGGAGAAAGCAAGAGTTGAACTCAGAGATAAAAAGTCACAATGTTACGACATAACACAAGGCGCAGGCCTTGTGAGTGACCAAGTAAAAGAGCTTTACAAAACACCTAAAGTCACAGCATGGATTAAGTCAGGTTTTTTACAGGTGACTGAAAAAGAACTTAACCCAGCACCAGTTGAGGCTAAGGCAGAAGTTGAAGCTGCTAAAGTTGAGGCACCAGCTGACGACTTAAGCACTAAGACTGTAACACAGTTGAAAGAGTTGTTAAAAGAGAAAGGGATTGAGTTCCCCTCATCTGCGACAAAGGCTGAATTGTTAGCACTTTTAGAAGCGTAAAAGCTTAAAATAATTATTAAAAAGCCCTCACTACATTTGTTTTTGAGGGCTTTTTTCCTTAACTTGCACAACATAACACTTAGAATATGCCTATTGTAACAACACACAATCAAGACTTAAGTATTACCCAAATGGTGCTCAATAGGCTTACATTTGTGTTACCTAATGATAATAACTTCGCAATTATATCCTCCTTCATTTGGGAGGTATGCAACCAATACGAGACTTGCCTAAAGGTGTCTATTGTAACCGATCCTGACACAGGCGAAATTACAGTTGATGTGGCACGAATTGGAGATGAGCAGTATTACTCAGTTTTACAGCGTTCACTCATTGCAGATATAGTGTGTATTTACATGCTCGAAAAAATTGCTTTACAGATATCAAGCGGCTTAGATGACAATGGTTTACCTATCAATGCAAGTACTTTCTTAAGCAAAGCGAAGGCAGGCAGCGTTGAAGTAGAATACACTCAATTTGACACTAAAAAAGGGTCTTCTAGCCTCAGTATGACTGTAACGGATGGCTTGAAGTCATTTAGACAGTCAGCATTCCAAAAAGGTATTCAGGCAGGGTGTCTGTTAGACATTTGTAACGAATGTATGGAACGCTACAACGAATTAGCAGGACAAACCACACCTTCGCCACCATTCATAGTTTTTAACTGTTTTCCTTAATCGATTTATGGGTATATTACTAACACCTCAGCAAATTCTAGACATTAAGAACGTATTGGAGACTGTAACAGACCAGTTTTTTGTTACTCCAGTACTTTACCACTTAGCAGGCGATAGCTTGGACAGATACAACGAAGACAGAGAGGATCAGACAATCACTGACTATTCATTGAATGGTTTAGTTGAGTTCCCACCTTCAACCGTTGGGCGTACCCAAATGACAGGCGCAGGCGGTTATGACGACAAAGAAGTAAAGGTAAGCTTTAACTTCCGTAATTTAATTACAGCAGGTCTAACAGTGGGTAACGAAACAATAATGAACCCAGCTAAGGACTTTATGACCCTTAAAGGCATTAAGTACAAAGTGACTAAGGTTTATTTGGATGGGCCACTAGAAGCCGAAAACGTATTGACCATTGTAGAGGGTAAAAAGTACATCAAAAAGACTTAAAGCCAATGAATAACGAGACTTTTAAGAAAATAGGTGATTGGAATAAGGTTAAACTACTTTGTTCTATCATTGGGGAGGAAATGCAAAAGGCGGAGCAGCTTTGTTTACAGCGTTTTGGCTTAAAAGCAGAAGCACTCGCCAAGACTCATTTAAGCTTACAAGACTTGAAGTGGACAGCCTTAAAACCAGCTACGATTGCAAGAAAGGTAAGGAACGGACACAGCGAAAACATTCTTATCCAAACCAGCACTTACTTTCAATCTATTACAAGTTGGGTAGAGGGTGAAACAGCCTACGCAGGAGTTAAGAAAACAGCGAGATCGGGAGGTGAGGACTTGGCCAACATTGCGAGGGTGCAAGAGTTCGGGTCAAAGTCACGTAACATACCAGCTAGGCCACTATGGAAACCAGTGTGGGACGAAGCGATGGTGTGGGTAGTTAAACACAATTCACCAGTAGACATTTTTATGAAACGTATTGAATAATATAACAAATGATAATTCAAACAGTAGACAGAAGCATAACAGAACACCTAAGGAGGAAAACAGTTGAGCTCGGGTTTTTGCCCGATGTCACGCTTTACTCTTCAAGTGTGGACTATGCCGCAGCAAAAGAAGCCCTTAAGATTACCAATAACCTTAAAAGCATTATTGAAGTCTATGGCATAGGTGCGAGCGAAACGAGGGACGATAAAAGCGACGCTAAGATATTTTTAGATAGAGCAGGCGAGCAAATGGGCACCGTCGGAGGTTGGCCTGAGGAATTCTACACTAAGAACATAGACGGAACTTGGAATAAATACAAGATGCCTGACATGACCTACGACGTTATGTATGAGCTTCGAACTATAACGACTAACACACAAATAGATCGCACTATGGACAGCATCATTAGGCGAGTGTTAGGAGCTAGAAAGTATATAAAGCTTATTGATGTCAATGGCATAGACACTAACATAGTGATTTTAGTACTATTCAAAGGCAGTGCGGATGTTTCAGGCGATGGGTATTTAGAGAGAGTGTATAAGTACGAAGTAAACCAAGTATGGCTTGAAGAGCCTGAATTATTAGCCGAAAACATACCAGCTTTAATCTCATACGACGCAAATATCATACCTACCGAGTTAATCGTAGTTCCTGAGCCACCACCCCCACCCCCAACATGTAATGTTAATCTATCAGGTATATGGTTGAGTTTGAATGTAGTTGAGTTAACAGTTGGTGTTAGTTTAAGTGCTATTGTAGGTTTAAGTAGACTTGTTTTAAGCATTAGAAGCGCACTTACAGCCTATAATCCAATACAAGAAATTGTAATACCTATTGACAATGTATTAACTGACTTCCAGTTCTTAGTTGACATGAATGCTTATCCAACAGAAGTATATTTCTTTCAAGTTCAAGCATTTACTACATGTGATGATGTAACACCTAGTTCTGTTGTAGAGACTTTCGATCCTTTCTTTTGGTATGAAGTTCCTAAAACATTTGATGTCACAGAGTTTGCATTCGCTCCTGATGGTGGAGGTAATTTGGCAATTCAAATGACTGTTGTAGATGAGTCGAGAGTCGTAGAGTATCAAGTGTTGTATAGACAAGACCAAAACCCTATGACACCTTTTTACCCTGTTGCAACAGTTCCTTATGATGCCAATGCAGGAGGTGTTTACAATTTACAGTTAATAGGGGACTTCAATACGAATAATATCTTGTATTTTGTTGTATTAGGCAGGTTTGACGATGTCACCTCACAGCAAGACGACCAAGGAAATAATTCACCTGAGGCAGTTACTCCTAACCCTACTTACTTTCAGTTCGATAATAGAAAGCCTGAAACACAGTTACTTATACCTGTTAGTAATGTACCTCAAAAGCAATCTATTGAAGAGTGGACGTTAGTAACAGCCCCTGTTGCAGGTTGTACTTATCAGTTAGAGTTCATAGACGCAGGTGCAAGTAAATTTGTAGACCCTAATGGTACACAATCTACTCAATTATTCATAGATGGATCTAATTGGTACAATCCACGTATTATGTGGCCTTACTCAACCTTAGATACTCAAACTATTAGCCCTTACATTAGAATGAGTATATATAACAGTGTAGGGTCAACAGTATGTGCAGATGTATCTCCTGACTTTAACCATATCGTAGTTATAGCGTTGAATGTTTGGTTAAGAGGGGCTATTAATACTGCATCTACCTTAAATACGTCAGGAATATTGCAAAGTGTATACGGGTTTGGTACCCCTGAATACTTTGTAACAGATGGGGTGAATACAGGTAACCCTAACCCTTACGGTAATATAAAAATGGAAAAAGGATTTTACACTTTTGATGACCGTTTTTTAGTAGATGTAGTAAAAGTAGAGCTAAGAGAGGAGGATATAAATAATCCTGGATTCCCAAGCGAAACTGTTGTGGACAGTACCTTCATGTGGTGTAGAAGACCTTCGAAATACACATCAGGGTTTGGGTTGAGAAGGTGTGTTGACTTTTTAACAGCTAAACAGCAATTTGTAGCTTTAAGCGGAGACCCACTTATTGAGTACTTTGTGGTTGTTAAACATCGTAACCATTTAACGGTAAGCAGTCGTAAGCAGTTACTGTCTGCGATGGGTAATAGTACATTTATTAACATAGCTACAGGTTTTAATGCTGAACTAGTTACAGGAGGTACAGAATTTTACTATGACACTCCTAATTTTGTACGGTTTATGCAGTACGGAAACGCCCATGACGAACTTGGAGACGTAGGAGAAGTGAATGCAACAGATTTGATTAAAGTAACTGCTGATGAAAATTTGCAAGTAGGTTACAGTAATACAGACGCTAATTTAGACGGACACTGCGACGCTTTGGACGTAGCAATTGTGACTGAAGGCGAAGTAGCTTTGTATTATTCAGGTGTACCAAATCCAAGTTTACTGTAATAATTTTGAATTAATGAAATTTTTGTTTAAATTTGCGAATAAATAATAAATTATGAACCCAATAGGAATAGCACGTACAGAGGTAGAAATAACGGATCTATCGGTATTAATCGCTACGGGGCTTAAAGGTGTTATTGGAGTGTTGGGCATCACAGAACGTGGGCCAGTCAACACTCCTACACTAATAGGTTCTTGGATCGAGTATCAGCGAGTATTTGGTGGATTACTAGACTATGAAGCTGATTCCAGAAAATCAAGCTTTCCTTTGCTTTGTAAAAGAGCGTTGGAGGCAGGCGCAAAGCTTCGTATTTCGAGAGTTGCCGAGTACTCAGACATAACAGACTACACTACTTTAGTAGGCGACAAAGCTACTAAAGATT